CGTTGCTCACTGTGTCCCACTGCTCCCGGCTTCCCAAAAGTCAACTTCGTCGCCTGGGCAGCCCGAAATCCCTGGGTCATGGTGGGCGCCGATCTTTTTGCGCAAATAAGTTCGTCGAACCACTCTGACAACATCATCGGCGAAGCCCTTGGCCGTTATCGCGCGCACGAGTCTCGCGCCGTCCAAGTCATCAGTTCCGTCCTGACTCCCTCTGAAAAAGCATTGGCTGATCGCTGGGCGATCCCCTATTCTTCTTCCCCGGTCGGCCGCGTGCCTCACGTCATGCTCAAAGCTCTTGAAAATCATCGCAACGTGAACATCCTCCCCAACTACTTACGTGGTCGCGTCACCGTGTTGTCCATGAAGCCAGCCAAACTGGCAGCCTTGCGCGCCCGCTGCCCCGGCGTTCAATTCAACCTTGTCAACGAGATCATCACGCCGGCTGACCACACCCGCTACACTGATCCGTCCCCCCCTCCGGATTTTCAAGGCCCTGGCGACATGATCCTGGTCGACGACGCTCTTCAACACTGGTCCCGTGAACGTATCGATGCCGCGTTCCGTCATTTCGGCGGCAATCGCCTGATCGGCACCAACATCCACCCTGATGAGGTTCGTTCTGGGCACGCTTCACGTTATCCCGATCTCTACACCATTGAGTACCTTCCGAACAGGCGCTATGGTCTTCTGTCCCACCGACACAAGTCCGCTTCCTATGAAGCCTCTATTGATGAGGCGTGGATGCTGGACTGTGGCGATTTCACCGTTGATGACCGTGCGTACGATGTTGAATTTCTACTGTCTTACGGCCCGTACCATCTTGTCACTGTTGTTCCAGCCGATGGCCATGTGGTTCGCACTTACCGGTTTTTCGATGCCCCTGAGGTGGTTCAGCTTCCAGACATCCCAGGTTTGCCCAATCTCTCCTCCCCCTGGTTCCCTGCTCTGATGTACACTCAGACGCTTGACCATGCGGGTTCCCTCAAGCAACTTGGCGAGCGTGACGGCAAGGCTCGGATTCGCGGTCTCCGCATGACCCCTGAAGGTCGTCGCATTCCGTACGCGACATGGGAGCGCCTCCTCACTTGTGCCAAGCTGGCTGGCTTGCACGTGGATTCCGAGGAACTTGAAGGCATTACTTCCGTTGGTCTGTCCCGTCTTCGGTTCTTCATACGCCGCAAAGCCGAGGAGTGGTTGCCGGACTGGTTGTTTGAGCTCCTTTACCGAGATTTCGTCATCGCTCGTCGTGTTCGCAGGGCTCTCACACAGGACATCGTGGTGATCAAAGTTCCCCTCCGTTCCCTGCCCTCCATTCCTTCTCAGCCTTGGGTTTCTTCCGTCCCTGCCGTTCCTGTTGTGGCTCCAACCCCCCCCCCGCCCCCGCCGCCCGCCCCACCTTTCGGTGGCGGTGACTCTGGCGGCGGTGGTGGTAACGATCGCCCTCCACGTCCTCCTGCCGGTCCTTCACAGTCTAACGGTTCTAAAAACGTCCAGTCGAAAAGTGTGGGTGCCTCTGCTCAGCGCAAACTCAATGCGAGAGCGGCTCCACCTCTAAACCGCGCCCATCCTGTCCGTCCGAACGCCAACCCCGTCCCCCGCGTGGCAGCGTCTTCTGTCCGGGCTAACTTTTTGGGAGTCCTGGCCGCTCAACGCGCTGCGCCCACCGTTTCATGGAAGTCTGCCGAGAGCAACATGGCTGTTGACCCTAACTCCTGTTACGTGCGCGTGGCCCACGAGATTTTGGGTGTTTCCGATCAGGCCAATGAGATTATTCGCCGGACCATCGCCTCCCTCCCCGTTGATGAGATTGCTCTGCTCCGACCCGGTGGTGCCGGCGCTACGCAGCGCTTTTTCCATGCCCTTGGTCTTCTCGCCGACCTCAGGTTTGACATTGTGTTTCATTCTCCGGTCCCCAACGACACCCTTGCTCAGGTTGGTCGACTCGACGGCACTGTCCACACGTTACACTGGTCGGTTCAGGGAACTCAGGGGCATTGGTCTCGAGCAGTTCCGAACACTCCCGCCACGACAGGTTCCACTGGCTCTACCACTGGCAACGGCCCTTTTGTCTCCGGTAATGCGCTCCCCTATCAAAGGTTTCTCGGTTCTGTCCGTCAGATGGGCTGGCAGTCTTTTCAATTTACCCCATCCCTGACCTTCGCCAAGCGTCTTTACAATGAGCTTGAGGTGGAGATCACGGGTAAGATCACGAAGATAGACAAATGGGCTTCGTGTCACAAGAACATTGAAATGGCAGCGCGGAACGGGTGCGTACGGCCTAGGGAGGTCATTTATTTGGCTGGAACTGCGGGCTGCGGCAAATCATCTGGCGTTGCCGATCTTGTCCAACGACACGGCAATCTTGGGTACTGGCTCTCTGTTGTGTCCCCCTTGAACGACCTTAACGAAGAATGGACTGAGAAAATCACTGGTCTCTCATCGGAACAGCGCAAAATCTTCAAAACCCATGAGAAAGCCATGTTCGCTCAGCCGCAGGTCGTTGTCTTCGACGAGGCGCAGAAGCTTCCGGGGCACTACCTCGATCTATACCTGGCCTACCATCCAGATGTTGAACTAGTCATTCTTCTTGGTGACCCTTTTCAGTCAGGTGCCCCCGTCACGGACCAGCGCTCACTTCTGTTCCCGGAGATGTCGCCGGGTCGGACCCTCGCTAGGCATGCCACTTTCTATCTGACTGATTCATGGCGTGTCAACCCGACTGTCGGGCAGGCTTGGGGCATTCCCGTACTTCATTCGACTCGTTCCAATGTCTACTGGATCCGAGGGATCAACCCGGACATGCCAGTCATAGTTTCTACGGTCACGGCCCAGAACGCCAGGCGCCAGTACGGAGAACAGGCCTTCACTTTTTCCAGTTGTGGCGGTCTCGACTTTCCGGGGTACTATCAAATCGTTCTGACTCGTGAACTCCTTTCAGCAGTACCGGACGATGCGATTTACACGGCTTTCACCCGCTCCCGTCATGACATCGCTGTCTTGAACGCGCTCTCGCCCCAAGAATTTCGAACCGCCTGTAACAATTCCCGCTTGCTGAACGCCTTGTTCAATGGGGTCCCTCTCAACGGCACCTACCGTGACGTTATTGGTGACCGTATTCCTGGCGTTCCCCTCTTAGGTGGTTTTTCTCTTGTTCACGGAACTCGCCTCACGACTGTCGCAGACGTCCTCGGCAATGACGGCAGCAAGTATGACAATCTTGAGCCTATCATGAAAGCGAGCATGCTGGCCCCCCCCCCGGAACGGGTTGAGTCCGACGTTTCCCCAGTCCCTCTGAAACACGCCCCCCCTAATGACGAATGGGTTCCTACCTACTTCGGGCGAGCACCCCACCTCAAGAATGACCTCAACAACACCGGCTTCGTGCGAGAGAACGTTGAGTTCCTTTCCCCCGACGGTCAAATGGGCAGAATGTTCGGTTCTGATCGCAAACCTGAGGATGCTTCCCGAGTCGACGGTCTCAACGATTTTTTCCCTCTCCACCAATCGTCTGACCCGGCGCTCTGGGGCCCCACTGTTCCTAAACGTTTGCGCTTCGGCACAGAACAAGGCAATCGCAAGGAACTTGCTGACAGTTCGTTTTTGGGACCGATGCTTTGCGACGCCTTTCGGAAGTCCCACAACTTGCCCTTCGATATTCCTTGGGACCAGGAACTGTTTGACCGCTGTGTGGAGGATTGTGCTCAAAAACGTCTTTCCAAGTCCGCCGAGGCCCTCAACAACCTCACACGCGACCAAGACCCCATCCTTCGGGACAATAAGAAAGTCCTCAACTTTCTTAAAGGCCAGCTTATCAATAAGCTTGATGCCATCACGAAGGGCTCGGGTGCCGAGTCCTTTCCTACCATCAAGCCGGCGCAAATGATCACCACTTACACGGAAGAGGTTAACGCTGCTTTCGGGCCCTATATACGTTATCTGGCCTGTAAGTTGCGCGAGCACTCCCCTGATCACGTCATGCACTATGGCGGCATGGATTTGAATGATTTGGGACAATGGGCGAGGGAACACGTACCCTCTAAGCGCACCAAAAGCTTCACAAATGATTACACTGCGTATGACAAGTCGTGTCGTGGAGAGACGTTGGCCTTCGAGATCTGTATCATGCGGCTGTTTAACATACCGGAGTGGATCATTGAGCTCCATGTTGAACTCACGTTGTGCGTCACTTCCGCTCTTGGCAAGCTTGGCATTATGCGCACGTCCGGCCAGTGGTGCACCTATCTCTTCAACACTTGGTACAACGACGCTTACTTCACCCTCAAGTACGTGTTTCCGCTTAACACTCCGAGGGGCTTTTCCGGCGATGACATGTTCATTCTTTGTGTTCCTACTATTTCCCCAGGCTGGCTTTCGATTTCTCGGTATTTCTCGCTAGTCGGGAAGCCCGTTATTACCTTTTTACCTGAATTTTGCGGCTGGTTGCTTACTTCCCATGGTATCATTAGGCACCCCTACCTTTTGTATGCGAAGTATCTTTTCCATAAAGAAAATGGCACCTTGGCCAATGTTCTAATTTCATATTACATGGAATTCCAACATTCGCTAACTCTTGGTGACGCTCTTTGGGAATCACTTCCGTATGATCTTTTGCCCTACCAAGGCCAGCTTCAACTTCTTTTTAATCAAGCTCGTTCTCGCGTGCCTTCCTTTCTGATTCGTGAGAATAAACTTGGCGATGCTCCTGCTGCCAAGCTTTCCGCTCGTTATGATCTCTTTCGTCTTCCAGCTGATTTTATGCGCATGGACTGGCGCCTTCTTCCTTCTAGTATTAGACGATCACTTCTCTTGGCTAGGGGTCTGTAATGCCTGGCAGCGTTGTCATTTCTTCTAATGGACCCCAATTCTTCATCCAAGATCATCGCTCAACTTCTCGCTGAATGTCTACTCCTACCCCCCCAGGATCTCAAGCTTCTATTGTCGTCTCTGGAGGTTCTGATTCCAGTCGTGTCGGCACACTTGGAGGAGTTGAAAGCCGAGGAGGAGGGGACGGAGTGACTGTCGCCCCGACTCCTGGCGGCGGTCAAAAAGCTGATGTTCTCCTTCCCGCCCGGTCCTTGTTTGTTTTCCAACGCTTTGTCCGCATTCCCGTCGGCTCATTTACCGGAACCACTTTCACTTCGACCTCTCGCGACCTCAATTCCGCTACGTTTCCTGCCTTCCAAGCCATGTGCGCCCAGTTTTCCCGGGTGTCGGCTGTGTCCCAGTCATTTGACGGCAACGCTCTTGTGCCATCACTTAATTTGGAAATCGTCCCTGGCACAGCGAACACGGGTTTTGTCAATCTCGCCGGCTGCGTTCGCCCCGATGGAGCCTCTGAACCTGCCGATATGCACCAAACCATTATCCGCCCCGGAGCTGCGCAGGTATTCGGTGGTGTTGTCCGCACAGGTACTGCAGTCTGCCCTGCACCCTCGCAGACTGTGGCTCCCATCTTATGGCCACCCCAAGTGTCCGCCTTCATTAAGGGACCTATGCCTAATGGCATCATCCCCCGCTTCTATTTCCGCGGGAATGGTTCTGATGGACGCGCTTTCAACGTCTACATCTCGGGCACGTTCCTGTTCGAAGGACTTGGATACGGCGTCATATGAACATGTGCATCTTCCCCCCAACGCAATATTATTACAGCTGCTGACAAATGTTTTTCCCTTTCTTTCATTTTGATATTGGTTTGGTATATGGTTTACATAAAAAAAAAAAAAAAAAAAAAAAAAAAAAAAAAAAAAAAAAAAAAAAAAAAAAAAAAAAAAAAAAAAAAAAAAA